CGATAAATCTCAAAGATATTCGGTTTGATACCACGAACTACCTTCCATTCTACTGGACCAATAGAGAACTCAATCTCCACCACACATTCCTTTTCGTTCGCAGTATTCACCAACTGTCCGCGATTAATCTTACGGAATGGTTTATTAAAGAGTGAAAAGGTAAGGGCATCCAGGATCGTGCTCTTGCCTGCTCCATTTGTTCCAACAATTAGACTTGTCTGTGCTTCAGTCAGGTCAATCTCAGTAAATCTGTCTCCGGTAGAAAGCAGATTACGCCATCTTATCTGTTTGAATAAAATCATTATTTCTGGGTGGCACTACAAAGTCGTCTTCAGTAATTATCACATACCGGTAATTATACATGTTACACATGTTTATTGCAAGTTCCTCATCAACTTCTATGACCGCCATCTCAGGGTAGTCTTCTGCCTCTAGTAGACCTGCATATCTCTCTGCATCATCTTCTTCCTCAAAGAGGTACAGTGCCTTTTCACCATCCTCATCTAGGACGGAATAGGCACCTTCATCTTCTTTACCTGACAATGCTAATAAGTACATTACACCATTTCGCAAGCTTCTCTATAGACATCCCTCATCAATCTTTTAACGACATCTTTCTCTAAATCGAAGTCGGAATCATCGATATATTTATTGAGGAAGGTCAGTGTGTCCTCACACTTCTCACCATCAAGATCAACATCTTCATCATCAACCTCAAAGTTTTCTACAACCTTAAGATCTGAACAACCAGACTTGTGAATCTTATCAATGAACTTCTCAAAAGCGAGTTGCTTTGATTTCTTACGAACAACAACCTTTACAATCTTACCTTCCATTTCGGAAGTATCAAACATTTGATGTGGAGTATCTTCGTAATAGATTTTCTCGAAGATTGTATAGGTATTAGGAATGAATTCTAGTTCATGAGTCTCAGTATCATAGATGTGAAATCCTCTGATATGATTACAATCATTCCAGAACATCTGGTAGGTATTACCAAGATAAGTTACATTGCCCCTGGTTGATTTGTGGTGATAGTGACCGGAGAAGACTCGCTCAAACTTTTTAAACTTGGCAGGATCTTCACCGTGTTCCATTCTCATACCAGGGATAACCTCAAAACCTGTCAGTTCCAAGTGTCCCATCACAACCTTTGCCTTTGTCTTTTTGACTAGGTTCCATGTCTGTTCTGCATTCTCCTCACAAATCCAAGGAAGGAGTAGAATACTAGATCCACCAATCTTACATACTTGAGGTTCAGAAACCCTTACAACATTGTCGTAGGACTCTAGAAGACCATCTACAGCGTTGATATCAATGGTGTTCTTATAGTATGCATCGTGATTACCAACAATCTGATGCAACTTAACACCTAAGTCTCTGAACCTATCGTATACATTTTCCTTTGCCCATTGCAGTGCCCAGAAATCAACAGACTTACGGCAGTCAAAAGCATCGCCCAGGTGGACGCATTCTGTGATACCTCTCTCTTTCAGTGTAGGAAAGAAGATGTTGTCATAGAACTTTTGGAAGAACTCATGAAATAACTTACTATTCTTTCTCGCACCGTAGTGGGTGTCTGTTAGTAGGGCGATTTTCATTCTGCGTGGTGTTGCTTTAGTTCAGGGTTTGGTTGAGAAGGAACTGTAGGATTACGGTCAAGGTTTTTGATAACAATGAACGCATCTTTATTGTACTTACGAGTTCCTTTGACTGGTGCCCACTTAGTACCAGCACCCTCAATCTCATAGACTGAGGTGCCACCAATTTCCACAGCGATATTATCGCCCTCTTGCCATCCTAGATTGTCCAGGGCAGTGGCAAGTTCTTTTGTCAGTTTCATGAATAAAGTTTAGACTGGATGTTTTCTTTGATGGTATTATAGTCTGAAGTATTGTAGATGTCACCATCTCCTGTGAATACTTCGTCGAATCCAGACCGCTCAACAATCTTGGTTCTGATATCCATCTGACGCTTTTCTTTCTGAATCCTTCTAAGGAATGCGTAGTGGATAATCTGAGTGAAGTATGCAAATGGATTGCTGGACTTCTCTGGATCAAAGTTTTTGATGTACTGGACGCAGTTCTCAATGCCGTCACAGATCATGTCCTCACGGAACATGTAATTTACAAAGTTTGGTTTATAAGACAGGTGGGTGGCGATCTTCAAGAAACACTCACCAAGATAGTTGGTAATACGTGGGAGTGGTTCTCCTGCTTCCTGTGCTGCTTTAACTTTGCTTCTGTATACAATAAGTGCTTCAAGAAATTCTTTATTGTTTACATAATGTTCTGACTTTTTTCTAGTTCTTGACATTTCATGGTTCTCCTATTGAGATATGTTGTTATTATACCACATAATCAAAGGGCTTGACAACTCTATGAAATCTCTGTAGAATAACTCTGTCAGGGTTCATAGGAATGGCTTAGCTACTTTTATAGAGTTTCTCTAAAGATACTCTTGCTTCAGATATAGAGGATAAGAAACCCATTTCTTCATTGATTTTAGTTTGGTTACT